GAACGCAACGCCGTCTCGGGGTCAACACGCACGCCAGACGGGTTTCGGTTCGACCCGCTCGCCGTGCCAGATTCAAAATCCCAATGCCGCGAGTCAACGTCGCCGGTCGGGAGCCAGAGGATGCGGGTTGATTCGACGCTCATGGGCTAGATGATCAGTATTTCGGGGGTGTGCGGCTGCGAGGCGGCTGATTGCGATGCGTGTACGCCGATTGCCATGACGAGCGAAACGATGCCGTCGATTCGCTCCGTGCTCTTTTGCTTGCTGGGCTTTATGTTTCCGCTGTGGTCTTGCTGTATCGCCACGTTTCCAGCCTGCCACGCCAGCACCGGATGCCCGGAGTGCAGGAGTTTGCCCGACACCACAAGCGATTCCAGCACCTTCGCAGGGCCAGACATTGAGCCGTAGCCCTGCCCGAACCCTAACACCTCAACGCCGTCCCCTTGCAGTTGGACCGCCAATTGAGTCGCGTTCCAGCGGTCAATCGCAACCTGCCGAATGCGGTATTTCTTCGCTAGTACGTTGATGTCCGCTCGCACTTGGTCGAAGTCCGTGACGTTACCCTCGGTCACGTGCAGATGCCCCTGCCGCTCCCAAACGTCATACGGCACCTTGTCGCGTCGCACCCGTTGCGTCAGGTTTTCCTTCGGAATCCAGAAGTGCGGTTCAACGAAGTAGGTGCCATCCTCAAGCGGAAACAATAGCGCAAGGCAGGTCGTGTCGAACGTGGTCGCCAAGTCGAGCCCGCCCCAACAGTCGCGGCCCGCAAGCACCACAGGGGATGGCGAATTGCCCTGCGCCCAGTGGTCCATGCGAAGCCATCGCGTGTCTTGCTCTGTCCACTGGTTCAAGTGCAACTGCCGAAACGTGTTCTCATACGCTGGCATCTCGACCGCACGGGCACACTCTGTTCGCAGGAAATCAATCTTCACGGAGACGCCGAGATTCGGGTTCGACTTCCGCCACGTATCCTCGTTCTTCCAATCATCCTCGACCCCAGCCGCGTAAATCATCGGCAGGAACGTGTCATCCTGAATGAGCCCCGCCTGCACCGACTCGGCGTATTTCCATATCTCCCAGCAGATGCTCTTGCGGTCATAGCCCGCCGTCGTGATGTACACGAGCATGGGCTGTCGCCTCGCGCCCATAGATGTCTGCATCACATCCACTAGCTCGCGGTCGGGCTGCGCGTGTAGCTCATCGAATATCACGCCGTGAGCGTTCAGCCCGTGCTTCGTGAACGCTTCCGCCGACAGAGCCTTGTAGAAGGAATGCGTGTCCTCCCTCACGATGGAGTTGCGGAACACCCTGAGCTTCGAGCGTAGTTTCGGCGACTGCTCCACGCAGACCTTCGCCATGTCAAACACGAGCCGTGCCTGGTCGCGGTCGGCGGCACAGGAATAGATCTCGGCCCCCGGCTCCGAATCAAAAAGCAACTTGAGTGCGATGCCGGCACACATCGTGCTCTTGCCGTTCTTCCGGGGCAACGCCAGCAGGCTCGTGCGGTATTGCCGCATCCCATCCGCCCGGAGTGTGCCGAACAGCCGACGCAGGTAGTCCTGCTGCCACGGCTCAAGCATGAACGGCTTGCCGCCGAGCTCGCCCTTGCTGTGGGTCAGGTTCTCCTGGAAGAACCGCACCGCGATGTCGCCGCAAGCCGTGGTCGGCACTTCAGGCAAACATGCGGGCGTCGTCTTCGTCTTCCGCCGGCGGCTGGTCAACTGCGGAAACCCTCGCGAGTGCGGATGCGGTCAGGCCAAACTCCGACGCGATCTTCAGCATCTGATTTCTTGCGTCGCGCTTCCGCGTCCACGCCGGGTGATTGCTCACCCTACCCTTATCGTCAATGAACGTAGCCCCGTTGGCCTTGAGTTCGCGGTCAGCCTCAATCATGTCGGCGAGCGAATCGCAATACGCCGCCAGGGTCTGCTGATGTCGCGGGCTCATCACGCGGCTCGCTTCGAGCATCGGCACAATCCGCGCCCACTCAGCCTGGGCAATTTCGCCGAGCCAATCGGGAGCCGGCGGGATGCCGGGAGGTGCCGCGATGCCGTTCACGTGCGGGCCGCGCACGCGAGCACCCCGCATTTCCAGAATCGCCTTCGGCGTTGGTTTTCGTCCGCGTGTCATTTCCTAGCTTCTAATCAGAGGCAAAAACCCATCTTCCAATTTCAGCCACGCTTGCGTGGTTGGAACATCTGGTTTTCCTTACAAGGGTCTTTTGGAGGCAAACCCTGCCCTCCCCTTGTGCAGTCGCGTTGCCTAGTTGTTACGCATCTCATCGTTGGTCTTGCGTTGGTGACACGACGCGCACAGCGTTTGCCCGCTGCCGACATCGTATCTCGACCTGCCATCCCGACAGACATCGGTGCCATGCACCACCGGGCTCACGTGGTCGGCGTGTGCCTCACGCTTGCTGGCACATAGGGTGTGGCAGTGCTGGCATTGCCAGGCGTCGCGGGTTAGCACGCTCACCCTCCATGCTTGGTGGCGGCGTGAGCAATACCCACGGGCTGCCGCGTTGGGGCGGTCTTCCGATTGACCGGAGGACCGGAGACGCGGCGGCCTATGGGTTGGTGGTCGGGTTGGCACGCTAGCTCTTGAAGGACACGATGCCCACTGTGCCGGTCGAGTTGGTCGCACCGCTGACGATCTTCACGTAGGGCACAGCGAACAGAGCATCGGGCAGACTGTAGACGCGACCATCGGCGGTGCTCGGGGCGAGCGTGATGTCGGCGGCTGAGCCATCGGCACCATAGACGCGGCGGTAGGGTCCAGCCTCGTCCACGCTGCCGAAGCATTGCAGGGTGGCGGCAGCAGTGACCATCGTGCCCACGGAGATGATGCCGCCCGCCATGTCATCGGCTCGCAGCGTGGTAGCCGCTGCGGTCGCGGTGCCGAGAGTCACTGAGAACGTCCGCGTCTTCCGCTTGATTTTGTATTCGCTCATCTTCTCTCTCCGTAGTGTGGCTCGGGCGGATTGCCCGATGCGTGGCCGTCGCAGTCAGCCTACCCCGCTACTCGGCGTCGCTTGCAGTGGGGTCGCGCCCGTCATCGAACAGCGTCAACTCGAGTTCCTGCACCCGTGCTCTCAATCGGTCGATCTCGTCAGCGGCGTACCTGAGCGCCTGAGCCTGCGTCGCCTGGTCGTGGACCGCGTGGGCGAGGCGGTCGGTCAGGTCGGTGCCGATGCGGTAGGACGAGATGAGCCGCAGCTGGTTGGTGTCCATGCCCACACGGTAGCGACCGTGGCAAGCAGGCGACTCTTCACGCTGCCTAGAGCGTCTCTCTCTTCCGTCTAGATCGCCGTACAGAAACTTTCACTTTTCGCCATCTTCCGTGCAGGCCGTGAACGTACACGCCAGCCCCTGCCGGGCCAGCCGCTCCGGGTAGCCGTGGCGAATCATCCACGCCGTCATGTCGCCGTCCTTCGAGGGGTCGTACAGTCGCGGGAACCCGTACCTGTGTCCGCTGGGCGGATCGACCCAGTACGGGCGGGATGTCCACTCAGGCGGAACCGTACACTTGCTCGGTGTAGCGTCCACTGGCGGTGCGTTGTCCTGTTTCGCCGCATTGTCCGGTGCCGGACAATCTTCATCTCCCGACATTCGCGTCAGCAGCCCGCGTAGCGTGGCGGCGTGGTGCTCTGGCAATCCGTAGTGGGCGAACCAATGCAGGGCCTCCCGCTCCGCGTCGGTGAGCGATGGCGAGCGGTAGAGCGGAACAACTTCCGCCCATACCCAGACGCGAGATGCGAGCCATTCGTCAGCAACCCTTCTGGCCTTTGTTTCACTGTCCCAAACTGTTGTGCCATGTGAGTGATTAACAGCCCACGCAACCGGCCTCATGTCATTCTCTCCAGTAGCGATAGCAGCGTCTTGCGGGCGTCGGCGTCCCACTCGGCACACTCGGCCGAATTGTCGATCACACCTCCCAGCGAGCAACAGGCACGCTCCACCGCCTCTTGTTCTTCGTCGGTGAGCCGCGCCCACCATCGCAGCCGTTCAATCTCGCCTGCTCCCTCATGGCAATCCCAATAATGGTCTTCGTCAGCGGTGCCAAG